TACTTTGTGGGTCAGAAGGATTCTGAAGTGCGTCTCTGAATACAACACCAAACACATACGTCTCATTAGACGCTTTAACCATGTGACGATCTTGGTTCTGAGGTCTAAGAATAACACGACGAAGGTTGTCACCAATTAGTGAACAGTTCCTAGGAAGTGAAATTGGGTTGTCTTCAAGGTATTCACCACCAGATACGATCAGTGAAACGTACTCATCACTAGGATCTGGGGTTGCTTTCTGTAAAGTATAAGCAATCTGTGCTGCTTTCTTAACTGTTTTAACTGGTCTAGCAGCTGAACGACCATCATTTTCATCATTACCAATAGTCTGAGAGACATAAACACGACCACCAGTGTCATTAGTAGCAACTTTATAAACAAAATCAGTAGTTGCTAACCTTCTTGACTGGTCAGTTAGGGGTGGAGTATCAGCAGTTGGGTAAAATGTAGTACCGAAAGTTGGTGAAGTTACGTCTGTATCTTCATAGTTGATTAAATTAGGACCACGAAGATCAAGTGCAGGGTTGATAATCGTCTGAATATCTAAGTTAACAACCTGTGCAGTATCAGAAATGATAGAACGAGTAGTTCTAATCTGTCCTTCAACGTCTAATTCATATAGGGGATCTGTAGTATTAACACCAACTCTAATATTATTCTGTGGATTTAAGTTTAAAGTTATAGCATCCTTCTCATTTGCACCAGTACCCACTGACATTTCAATGGTCTCGTCACCCTGAATACTTAAAGATCTTACTCTCTTATATGCAAGAGTATTACCTGCAGTAATTACACCTAAGTTTGAACTTTGAAATGATAATTCATCATCACTTACTTTCGTTACAGTATATTGTCCATCTACCTCACCGCCTGATGTGAAGTCAATATAAAGTTTTTCAGATCCAATAAATCCATGAGCAACCGAAAGAATAGTAACGACACCAGTTACCGACCTACTGTAAGTAGCGTTAATCCAATTTCCTGTGGGGGTACTCCCCGATGCTGATATTCTCTGTTGGTCAGAATTAATCTTAAGAGCCATTAGTTCCCAACTATTATGATACGACTGTGATATCTAAAATACCAATCCACTTAACAGTAGAATTGGTTGTCACGGATTTTACCTCAAATGTAAAATATGGAGCACCTCCGATTAAGAAGGCATCTGGCGTTACTAGCCAATCCTCTTGCCCAGGAGGATTGTTCTTAATAATGTTTTCGTGTGTAGCAGATACTGTTGGAGTTCCATCATTAGCTGTTGTCACGATGACATCAAAACTTGTTGCGTAGACATACTGATTATTGGTAGTTTCCTGTCCAAAAATCTTTGCTGTAATAAAAGATACTCTATCCGCAGCAAGCGGTGGAGTATTTGTTGTGAGTGCAGTTGTACCATCTAAGGTTAACTGTAATGTGTTATTAGCAGCATCTGTCACTCTCTTAGTAATGTACTTATCATGTACAGCGTCGGTAAAATTATTACTAGTCATGTGAATAGCACTGATATTCTTCAGTGCGTACTCTGTATTACAGACTTCAGTAGATCCTACTGCAAATCCCCCGATAGATGAGAAATTCTTTACTGGCATGACTCTATATTACCTAAGGTTTATTTATACCTTCACTTTGGTGGTTGTATACCTACCTGTGAATGATGACGATGTTGTTGCTGCGGATGATTTATTTAAACTAATATTGATGTTGTTAGCAGCAACTGAAATCGTTGCATCAACAAGATCATTATCAGAAGTAATTGAGTTAGTAACCGTAGCATGTGCAGTTGTACCACTTGCACCACAGACAGCTGTTACTTCAAGCATTTGAACTTTACCATCATCACTTTCAATAGTAATAAGAGTTTTTGATCCTTTATATGCTGTTTTATCAAACGCTGTAATTGATGCGTTAGAAGCGAAGGAAGTTAACTGTCCTCCCTCTACTCTGCAGTCATCTAATTCAACGAAATCAGCAGTAGAGTCGAAGACTGTTAGGTAGCTTTCAGTACCACCAGACCATCCTCTATTAATCTTCCACTTACATTCTGATGCATTAGCATCTAATGAGATGAATGCTTTAGCATCCAATCTAGTTATGTAATCCTGAAGGAGAACATCGTTTCTAGCGTATGGGCTAGTTGGATTAGAAATAGTATCTACCCTTATAGTAACGTCCTGTGTAGGAGTTAATCCACCAAGAGCAGTACCTGCTATTGTTAATACTTCACCGTCTCCAGATGAAGGAGAAGATGCTGCTTCATATCCAGAACCACCTGCGTTAACAGCAACCGTTGTAACAGTTCCATTTGCATCAATGGTGATATCTAATGTCGCTCCACTACCTTCAACAGATGCTGATGTTGCGACTGCAGTGAATGTTGTGGATGCAGTATATGATGTTGCAACCTGTGTAAGGGTAGCAGCATCAAGAGTAGCAACAGTACCCTGAGTAGGTACATTACGTAGTCTTAAACCACCAGAAACTTCAAGGTCTTTCTTTGATCTAACTGATACAATATTCTGTGCACCAACTAAAACATTGAATGGGTTAGTATCAAAACTAGTTCCCTTAAGTGTGAACCCACCAGTAATTGTTGCAAGATGAGATGACTCATAAACAGTATCCGTCATGTTCGATTTGAACGTTAGGGTAGTGTTATTCAATGAAAGGTTATTAATACCTGCAGCATAGAACTCAAATGTGTCTTCATCAGAACCAGGTGATGCTTCAGTTAATATGTAAGTATCTTGGTCAACGTCACGAACACCACCAAGAGATACAAAGTCAGTTCCATTATATCCCTCGAACTGTAACTGAGTATTATTAAATCTTATCGCACCAGTTAATCTGTCATTAGCAAGTGGACGTTGGTTTGTAGTACCAGATGGAATAATAAATGATCCAGTTGACTTAACATAGACACTCTTACCACCGCCTGGTTTTAGTGTTAAACCTTGACCCTGTGTGTCAAGAATAGTAATAGTGTTTCCAGATCCACCACCAATCGTAGCAGGGTTAAATGTGATCTCTTCTCCAACATAATAGTTGTGACCTCTAGCAGCAGGTGTTACTGTTGCAGCAGTAATCGCACCACCAGATACTGTGACATCAAAGGTTGCTCCTAAACCAATACCAGTCGTTGCGGTTACAGTACATGCGGTGTAAGAACCATCAGTGTAACCTGTTCCTGTACCAGTAATACCAACTGTGACTATCTCACCGAAAGAGTTAGTACCACCAATGTCTGCGTTTTCAATAGCAGATGTTACGAACTTAAGTTTCTCATCAACTTTTAAAGTACCAGTTATTTCTGCATCACCAGTCTGAGTGTCTACTTTTAATTTGTTTTGTCCAACAACACCATCGTTAACCACAAATTCTCTATTAGTTCCACCAGTGATGATCATGTCACCTTCACCTTTAGGAGTGATGGTTACAGGAATGTCAGCATCTTGACCTGCAGCAGTTAGTACAGCAGCGTTGTTAAGTTGAAGTCCAGAGTTTGCAGTACCAACAGTAAGAGTTTCAGCAGTAGAGTCTACCTTAAAGAATGGAGCTGCATTACCAATAGTACTATCAGCAATAATATCACCTGCAGTTTGTATACTGGTTGCAGAGAATACATGCTTTTGTACTGTATCATGAGTAATACTAATTTCATCCTCAGCTGATCTGTAAAAACCAGTAGTAGTGTCTGCTGATAGGTAAATGCTAGGAACGAGATTAGTACCATTCTGGATACCAATCTTACCATTTAAGATGTGGTTGTCTAGACCATTAGCTGTAATATTATCTGTGAAGGATGATGTACCAGTAACACCAAAGGTTCCACCAACAGTAGCGTTGGTTCCGATGGTCGCATTACCAGTAAAGTTTGCATTTACAGATGTAACAGTATTATTGGAGATGGTAGTATTGGTAGCATCACCGATACCGATTGTTAAATCACCTGTGGTTGAGAAAGAATATTTGTCTGATGTTAATGAACCATCACCAGAGATAGTTGTGATACCAGTAGTGTCAATAGTATTTGCTGTCATAGCAAAGTTACTACCAGCACCCATTCCACTAAACTGTAATGTATCAAATACTAGATCTTGCCCACTGAAGAAACCTGCTCCTCCACCACCTGTGGATACAGCAGCAGTACTAATATATCCTACCTTAGTTACGTTAAATACGAAACCAGAACCACCACCACCGCCAAGGTTAGCATCATCAGCAGATAGTTGATCACCAACTTGATATCCTGATCCAGCTGCTTGGATGTTAGTTACACTAAAGACACCAGTGTTATCACCAGTGATTGTGTATAAGAAACCAACAATGTCACCAATAAGAGAAGTACTTGTTACTCTAAGTTCGTCACCTACCTTATAGTCAGAACCTTGCATACCTGTTGCAAATTCTGCTACAGTAACCACACCACCTGCAACGGTGATGTTCATCTGTGCACCATGACCATATTCACCTGCAGTACCTGCAGTAATGTTAATTAAGGCATTTTGCGACATAACACGACCATGTACCGAACACTCGTAGTATGCAGTGTTACCTATTGTAGCACCTGGTTTAACAATAATATCAACAAATGATCCTGCTTGACCTGCAGATCCATATGTTACTGTTTGGAATTCAGTAGTAGCAGCATTAGATGTACCATCTAAAACGAATGGATGACCTGCGTTACTAGTGTCCGACATATCAAAACGATATGTATTACCACGAACCATAGTAAGATTAGGTGCTTCAACTGCACCAGATCCAGTGTTAATGAAAAATCTTCCTCTTGATTGAGGAGTACCACTAGTGGTTAAACTACCACCACTAGAGAAGTTAACTACTTCGTTATCTTGGAATGTACCTGAAGTGACTGGATCGTTTATGAATACAAAACTGTCAGTACCTGCAGCTGCAGCACCAACATAACTTACGACACCAACAGCACCAGATGTTGCACCTGTGGCAGTATCGCCAACATTTATGGTTCCTGTATGACCACTAACAGTTGATGATAACTGTATTTTCTGTTGAGTAGTAACTGGCCATGTTGCAGCAGGGTTATTATTAACCATGTCGATCTGCATGTACTCACCATTAGTACCACCAGATCCAGCTGTAATAGTACCAAATAAACCTTGAACCGTTAGGTCAGCAGCAGCATCTGTACCATTACCACCTGTTAATGGCACCTGTTGATAAGTACCTGCAGTATATCCAGATCCACCAGCAGATATATTACCACCAACAGGTAATACTGTAAGTGCTATCGTAGCACCTGTACCAGATCCACCAGAAACAACAACGGTAGGAACTGCATCATATCCTTCACCACCTTGTGATATCTCAATTGCTGAGACTTGTCCTAATTCTGTGTCTAGAGTAGCAGTAGCAACAGCATCGTTAGTTGCGTTACCGCCAGTAAAACTTATATTTGGTGTTGATGAGTATCCATAACCACCACTGTTTAGAGTAATCGAAGCAACAGCATAAGTTAAGTTTGCAACACTTGCAGCACCACCAGATCCCACAGGGTCAGTCTGAGCAGCAGCAATAGTTAGAGTTGGAATTGATGGGTATATACCATCACCTGTAGTGGTGATTGTAGCAATCGGAGCACCAAGTGTAATTGTATAGCTCGCAGGTGTAACTCCTGGATCACTGTCCTCACTCATAGTAAGAGTAGGAGAAGCACCCACGGTGTATCCTGAACCTGCGTCAGCAATAGCAACAGCAGTAATAGCACCAGCAGCTACAGTTACTGCACCAGTAGTAGCAGTTACACCCCTAATCTGGTGTATTTCTTGTCCACTAGTTGCACTTAGAACGATTGGAGTACCACCTGAAGTTGCAGCAAGTTGAAGAGTGTGAGTTGTTGAGTTCCTATTTACAACGTAATATGTTGTACCACTTGTGAGGTTAGTTAAGTCTGAATTGGAATTGTTGTCGTAAACAACTCTATCTCCATTAGAGAAGGTTGTCTGAGTAAATGTAATTGCATTATTGGCAATAGCAGTATTAGCATCAAAATCTCTATTGGGAGGAGCACTAAATGTTCCTGTTGGTGATGTATATCCACCACCTCCACCTCCACCAGGAATAGCAATTATTGCTACCTTACCACCAGATTCTAGAGAAACTAAGAAGGTTGTAATACCTGATGATGGAGATATGCTAGTAGTAACACCTGGTGCTGCGGTATATAAAGTACCTGGATTAGTAATGGTAATAGTACCAATCGCACCATCGGTTGCTAGGACTGCGGTTGCACTAGCAACTAGATCTGGGTTTGATAGAGTTGCAGCACTATATGAACCAGGTGTATATCCAGAACCTTCGTTTGTTATTGTAATACCAGTGGTTTCGTTAAGAGATTTCTTGTTAACACCAAAGTTCTTGTTAGAGAAGATACCAAAAGAAGAGAAACCTGCTTGTGCATAAGTACCAACTGTGAACGCAACAGAAGAGTTACCAGTACCTAGGAAAGATGCTAATCTGTTTGGGGCAAAGTAAATATTTTCTGGAGCAATAACCTGACCATTCAACTGAATATCTTCGTCACCTGCAGGGTCGAGGATGATCTTACCTGACGTAGATGTAAGACTGTTACCTGCTAATCGTAAGTTACCTGTTTCAATGTATGCAGGATAGATGTTAGTAGTACCAGTTCCATCACTTAAGGTGATGTTAGCAGCAGACTGAGCAGTAGATGTTGCAGCAAACTGAACATTACCAGTAGATTGATCAACTGTAAATGCATCACCAACACGGAAGTCACCATCTTGGTCAGTTGATGAGTATAATACTTTACCACTGTTCAGTTCTTCTACTTCGTTTGCCTGAACAGCAAGTGAGGGGTCATTAGTATAGTCAGCACCAGCACCAACATATGCAAAGTTATGTGCAGTCAATAAGAGTTTTACACCAGATCCATCTGCCTGTACACCTTTACTACCATATACACATGCAGAAGCAACTGAACGTAACTCAGCACCAAATGCAGAATAGTCAGCAGTAGTTACCTGAGTAGCACTATCCCCACCACTTGATCTGATATCAGATGTTCCACCAGATTCATCAGTGAATGTTGTGGTAGCATCGTCACCGTTACCATGTAATAGTAGTACAGTATTATTATCTGAAACATATGCACTTGTGGTAGGAGTAAATGCAGCAGTGAAACGAGCAGCACCTTTACTAAATCTTACCTCATCAATATGTCCGTTGAATGCTTCAGCTGGAGAAGAGGTATCATAGTTAGAACCAATTGCTACTGGTTTAGTAGTACCATAGTCATTTGTATCAGCACCACTTGCTAATTCTGTACCATCAAGGAATATCTTAGTAGTTCCAGCGTTTCTTGCAACAGCAACATGATACCATGTGCCTGTGGATAGAGTACCACCATTAAGTGTGGATGAGTTACCTACGCCATAATGAAGTGCAGTACCATTAAGATAAAGTTTACCTGCAGTATCTGTGGATGATGCGTTTCTAAGATCAAATATATGCTGAGTACCAGTTACACTAGCTGGACGTATGAATGCCTCCATACAGAAGTTTGCAGTACCAAATCCGAAGTCTTCATCGGTTGGAACCATCAAGTTATCTTGTGTACCGTCAAATAATAGTGAACCTGATCCAAATTTCTTTTGTGCGGTGTCAATCTGTGTGTCACCAAATCTACTTAATACTTTTACTGGTTTTAATGTAGTAACAAATTCTCCAGTTCCCTTACCATTAATATAGAGGTAAGTACCATCATTAGAAGCAATAACACCACGACCAACTGCTTTCTTATAAGTGACGTTACCAGATGCTATAGTACCAGATGCACTATCAGTCAATGTAACAACGTTATCGTCTACTTTAGTGACTTGATAGAAGTTATCTGTAGCACCACCACTGATAAAGTCTGCATAGATGTAGTCGTTAGAGACTAAACCATGTCCAGTTCTTGTTAGAGTGACCGTAGTTCCTGATCTAGCATATGTACCTGACTGGAAAGCATTTTCTAACTGGTATACTACTTCAGCAGCAGAGAAAGTACCACTCGTACCAGATAGTTTTAATCTTGTTTGACCTGCTCCATACTTACCTGTAGCACCTTGTATACCTTGTATACCAATAGAAGCAAAGTAGTTGAAGGAATTTAACCACTCACAACGAATACCATTGGTTAGTAGAACACCAATCTGGTTAGGTGTAATGAAAGTACACTCATTAAAGAGGACTGAAGCGTGTTGTGAATTGGAATTTATTAATGCACCGTCTAATTTAGCACCACGACCTGCATCTCCCTGTGCAAATCCATATGGATCTGATGCAGAAGTGACACTACCTTTAGTAGTTACGGTTACTCTTTCAATATATGGACTTTTCTCTGAATTAACTGTTGATACTAGAACGAATGCATATCCCTTATCGTTACCACTATCATATTCAAAACCTTTAATTGTAACATCAGAGACGTGGCAATCTCCTGATAACGTCATTGCGTTATTAGTTTTGGTCGCAGGAGTTGGTTCAATTATTGTTGAACGTAAATTAGTACCACGTAAAGTGATACCATCGGGAATTGCTAAAGGAAATACTTCTTGGAAAGTACCAGTACCTACTAATATAGTGTCTCCAGACTGTGCAACAGTAAGTGCTTTAGCGATTGTAAGGAACGAAGAATCTGAATGCTTACCATTTGCACCAGAGTTAGCTAGAGTAGTATTATCATTACCAGACTTATTAACAAACCATGTGTGAGTAGGACCATTCGTGATATCAGTGGCCAGCATGTTAGTACTCACCTCACCGACATTCGGTTTCTGGTTCGCAATTTCAACTATCGCACCACCATTTCTGGCGTATAATTTTTGATCGACTATATTAAGAGCTATCTCACCGTCTTCTAAATTAGAAGTCGTCGGGACTGCTGCTGCTGTCGTCGATCTCTTTAGCTTGATTCTCGTTGCCATCTACTTGTGCATCACTAGTTTGTTCGTTTATAGTATTTAACTGGGTTTGCAGGTCTTCGACCTGTGCTTCCAGCATCACATTAATGAGGGTCAATTCAGAGACTTTTCTTTGTAATCTAGAAATAACAATTTGTGCATTCATGTTAATAAAGTTTTAAAAAGTACCACCGTCGATCGTGTTTGTCCAGACTGGAACTCCAGCTGCAGTGACGGTTAATATTTGATAGGATTCTGTTACGTCAGGTGTAGTACCAGGAGATGCCATGTTAGCAGCACCAGTTACCTGTAAAGCACCTGTGTTGTTACCATATATGATACCATTTGTGGTAAATGAACTAGCACCAGTACCACCGTATTGAACTACGAGGTCAGAGTCTAACTCAAGATCACCAATAAGAACAGTACCACGGTTTCCAGTTACACCAAAAACAGTACCTGTGTCAGTTGCATCTTCAATAAATGTCCATGCACCTGCTCCATCGTTACCACCTGTGCGGTCATAACCAAAGAAACCAAATTTATTGGTTCCAGATGTGTTGTAATGAACCTTAACACCACGATCCATTGCATCATCAGCACCTCTGACAGTAACTAATGTAGCACCAACTACTTGGTCAGCAGTGATTGCTGCACTTAGTGTAAGTGTTTTTGTGCCTGTATTGATAGAAGCAATAGTTGTGCCACCAGGAATACCTGTTCCAGTTATAGCATCACCTGCTTGTAACTGTTCCACACTGTCAACTTGAACAGCAACTGTTGCGTTACCTGCAAAGGTAGCAAGAGTTTTAACTGTTACAGGAGTAGTAGGATCACCCAATTCAATGGTAGGATCGTTAACAGACATTGAAGCACTGTTAACAGTCGTTGTTGTACCATCAATTTGGAGGTCACCTTTGATTATAACCAATCCATCAGCGTCGCCACCTGCAGGATATGGGTCAATAATCAATTCTTGTATACTATTAATAGTAGAAAGTGTATTACCATCTAACTTTAGATTGTCAACCTCAATTTGACCAGTCTGTTGTGTAGTACCAGTAATAGTTGTTTGACCGTTAAATGTCACACCGTTTTGGAACGTTGTGGTTGCATTAACTGTCAACAGGTCGCCAGCTGCAGTACCAAGAGTTGTGTTGTCATCAACCTTAAGGTCTTTAGTCCATGTGGTTGCTGAAATACCAATACCACCAGCAAAGGTGACAGATGCAGTTCCTACGTTGGAAGCATCAGTTGTATCCGCATAACTTGCAGTAACACCGACAGCATAGTTCCAATCTGCACCCTCTACTTGGATTTTGTCAGAAGTTGTCTCATCATAGTATATGGAAGCATCCTTTGTATTACCGAAATGAAGCTTCATGTCATCAGCGATACGCAAGTCGGGGGTACCTGCTACTCGCTTGATGTCCACAACAGCATCAGAGTCGTTAAATACAAATTCTACGTCACCTGTAGTACCAAATTCTAGTTCCTGACCATCTTCAATAACCAGTTTACCTGTGCCATTTGCACGGAAGATAAGGTCAGCATCAGTAGTGGCTGTTGTAATGACGTTAGCATTTAAGTTAATGTCATCAACATTCCAGTTATCAATCTTTGAATTACTGTCTAGAACAACAGCAGAACTTGCGGTTAGAGTTCCATGGACATGATCAAGCATGTCTGTGAAGTATCTACCACCAACTACCTGTGCAGCACCATTGTTATCACCTGCAAATAGGCGATCACCAGCATTTGCTTGAGTACCGTTTGCACCAGTAGTAAGTGCTAATTCACCATACGTAATGGTGCCTGGTGCGGTTGAACCAGTACTCCTTTTAATGAGTATATTTGATGCCATCAGAAGCTACCCCCGTTGATAGTGATGTTGTTTAATACGTTTGTTGGAACAAATTTTGTGTCTGCAGCAGAATAGACTAGAACAGAACCGTCTGCTAGTCCTCCTTGAGATACGTCTGTGAGATCCACATCAGACATACCACCAATAGTACCTCCACCACCTCCAGTGGCGACTCTGGTTACTCTTGGAACTGATTGATCTCCAAATCTTAGTCTTGCCATTAAATTGTTACCCCCTCAAGTACGCTGACAGAACCTTCCAGAACTCTGGATTTAATACCAGATGTTGCTGTGATAACGACATCATATACGTAACGACCTGACTTCATTGCGGCCGTTTGTCCATTTGTGAGAGATAATTGAATCTGCCCACTGGTTGCAGGTGATAGAACTGCAGCAGTTACAGTAGTGGACGTACTACTTGTGTAATGCTTTTTGATTTTACATGCTACTGTATATCCAGTCAAATTGAATACTGTTCCATTATCGTTTTCAATAGTGAAGTCGATGATGAAGTCAGAACCCTGATATATCAGTAAATTGGATACAGCACTAGCCATTCTTTTACAACTATATTATTTAGCTTAACTTTATTTATCTTCTTTCTCAATCAAACTCTTTACAAGACTTTTTAATTCCGCAACCTCACCCTTTAAAGCATCCATTTCTGCTGCTTTTCTTCTTGCTTCTGCACGTGCCTTCTTATAAGATTCATACGCACTCAGGTCGGTATTTATTATCGCATTAGAACTTGGATCCCTACCGAGTGAGTTGTGTCCTTCGACAGGGATCAGTTCAATTATGTCTTTTTCCATTATGCTAACGCTATCGCTCTAAAGTCTTTTACTCTAGGTATGTATGGTTGTCTCCAACTAAGTAGACTGATCTTGATCTGGAATGCATCAAAGTCATCAGTATCCTCAATGGTAAACTCATAGTCAGTGAATGTGGTTAGATCATTCTGAGGAACTAACTCACCGCTATCTGGTTTTCCGTCTGTGTTAAAGAACTGGAACTCTAGGTCATCAAGGTTACCTGCAAAACCAACTGGAACCAACTTGTACATCACTACGATCTTGGATTGATTGAATGTATTAGCAGCAAGCATGACCTTGATACCACTAGCACTCTTCTCTAGTCTTGCCACCTTAGTAATATAGTTACCCGCACACTCTCCACCAATACCTGTGGTTGGAGTAATATTGTTGTACTGGTTTGCAGTTGTAATAACAGCACACTGTGTTAGATCAATAACAGGAGATAAGTGACTTACCTCAGTACCAAGAGTTAATTCCATAGTGAATGACTTAGCACTGCTCATTCTGTTGATCTCATTCAACTGGTTAGCAATAATCTTAGTGTCTGGGAAGTAGTTCTCCTCAGCAATAGTAATGTCTTGCCATGCAGCATCCTTAGTAAATGATATCTCTGCACTCTCGCCAGCAGGGAAAGGACCACATGAGGTTCCACTAGTACCCTTAACTCTACCAGACAAACTGGTCATAGGTTCTACCTGACTCTGTATCTGTGGTGTAAGAACATCCCATGGAACGTTCTGTGATACTGTTAAATTAGGACCACCACAGTTAATACTCTTATCAGCAGTCTTATTGGTTATCTTTAAGTTGTAACTATGAGGACTGTTAATTGATAGTAAACCACCAGTTGTATTGTTATGAGTAGTATTAATTAATGTAAGAGGTATACCGCAAAGGTTATAACACTCAACTACTGCACCATTAGCATGTGCTTTACCAGTTGAAGATCCTGAAGAACCTGAATAGTTTCTACCAGTTGAGTTGAAGTTGATGACGTTACCCGCAATACTATCGTATGCAATGATCTCATCACCACTACCATCTTCCTGACTTCCTCTGATCCTGATAAATCCAGTATTTGAACTACCAACAGCAGATCCACCAATAGTTGTATGGAACTGAGATGCATCAGCAACAGTCACAGAAGTAGCAGTCGTAGTCAAACCTGCACCCACATTAATAGTGGTATCCGCAATTTCTGAGATTGCTCCACTAAGTTCAACATAGTTAAGGTTAGATTGCTGACCATGGTTACCATGGAATACTCTTATCTCATCACTACCAGATGTTGTCTGGAACGCATTGGTTCTTAGATTTAAGAAACCACCATTAGATTCACCCAACTGTGCATTTTCTAGTACAAGTGTACTATTTGCTGCTGTGGTAGGAATTGTGAACTCTGCTCTGTAAATCTTGAACATCAAGTCTTCATACTGTGAAGGTGTCCATGTTGATGCGTTCTGTGACTTGAATAGAACACCGATATATGGTTGTTCAGATATCTTCTCTCCAGAGTGTGCAGCATCAATAGCATCCTTACCGAGTAATGATATGAATACCTTATATTGGTTACTATCAGATGTAAGAACCATTGCATGTTCTTGTCTGAATGGTAAGAATACAGGTGATTTGAATGTGAACGTAGTAGGTTTAGAAGCATCAGCAGATATGAATACATCCTCAGGATCTTTAACTACCTTAGAGAATGGAAGTATATCCTGTGTTGGAGTTCCATTTTCAACTGTTCTTACATCCAATGCAACAGGGATCTCTTCATCTTTTTGGAAGAAGAATATATCAATCTTAGTTAAGAATACACCACCCTCAAGAATTGAATCCTCGACTAGGAATGTTTGTGCTAGTGGGTCGCACCATCTTGTTTGGGTCTCAGTTGAGGTACTTGCACTAGTTAATGTTCTAGCATCCTTCATATCCTCAGATGTCACCTTAGCATTTCTGACTGAGATGATTGTCTCCTGAGTTGTCTCTAATAGACCTGATGAACTAAATTCTGCTTCACCACTACTATCTGAGATACCAACTACCTTACTATCATTATCAGTATCACTTAATCTGAATAGTTTAGTACCAGTCTTAAATTTGATGTTACCTTCAACATTAGGTTGATCAATAAAGAATGATCCTCTCAATTTACCCTTCTTATCAGTAACTAGGTCTTTATTACTAATCTTAGCAATAGCACCAGATGTTTCACCAACAATATAGTCATTAATCTTAGGAGAACCATAATATGTACCTTTTACTTGATCAGCAAGTGCCTTGGTGTCAATATTAATAAATGCTAGGTTAGACTTATAATCAGAGATAGTAGTAATATCTGCTCCGTCTAATGGGTTGATATTATATCCTTCATTAGGAGCTGCAACTCTACCTTTAAATCTAAACTTACCATTTCCTTTGGTCACATGGATTGTTTCACCAATTTGGAATGGAATACTGTTTGTCTGTGCATCAGTAGATGGATCCTTAACTAATCCCATTATTTTAGGAGTAATTAGTTTCTTAGGAAGTGTGATGCCATCAAAGAATGCAAAGAACTTAGTTCTTGGTTTTAACTTCTCACAACTGAACTCAATGTTTCTAGAACGCATAAACTGAATATGCTCAACAGAAACAACTCTACTGCCAAGTGATTGCTGTTCAATAACAGGAGTAACTCTGTACCTAATACCACTTCTTGTTTGCTTCGTGGTTGTGGTTGTGGTAGTTGTAATAGTTCTATCTCTTCTTCTACGATGCTTACCGCTTCTTCTCCATGAACCAACGTCTGTGGTTACAGAAGTACCTGTCCATGTGGTTTTCCATGCGTTCCAATGAATAGGAGAGAAACCATTTTGGTCTGCATTATATTCTCTTACTGTTGTCATGAAGTTACCTTCAACAGTAGGTCCTTTAAGAGGACTAAGTGATTTGGTATCTACCCAGTTATCATTCTCAGGATATAAAACAACATCACCAACATATGTAAAGACGTTAAATGGGTTAACGTTCTCCACAGCAGAAGCATATGGTTGATCAATTAAAACAGCGTCACTATATGGAAGTGTAATAATATCATTTGTTTCCTGTACATTTGCACTACTTGTACCGTATGCTAATGGAACCTGAGTTGTATAGTGAGCAGGTCTCATTTGACCTTCTTCAAAATCAACAGAGACTCTAAAGTCAGGATGTAATGTGTCAGCAGTAGCAAGACTTGCAAAGTTATCTACGATGAAACCATTCTTATATCTGCTAAGACCACTAGCATCTCTGATCTCCATACCTGCAGTCTCACCTTCAAGTAGTGATAACTGTGTATAGTATTCTAATGTTTTAATTCTATCCTCAAGAACCTGAATGTCCCTGAATGTATATCTCTTAAAGTTAGTCTCTACTATGCTTACATCTGCTTCAACATCAAATACGTATGGTTCATATCTCAATGTTGCTAGTAACATTGCATCATCAATGTCATCAGGAGGAGCTGGATTGGTAGCAGGTGCACCCTTAACTACCTGAACAACGTTGTCCTTGTTCATAAAGACCTTATCAATCCTTCCAAGGTAGTGCTGTAAACTAAGAATAGTAGTATCCCCAACACCAGGAATACCAGTTAAGTTACCAGTAAATGCTCTATTATCAAAATCAAGGTACTTAGTAGCATTTAAAGTCCATGGTGAAGCAACAGAACCTGCACCAGTCAATTGTTCAGCAACTATTGGTCTAAAGTCAATAACATCTCTAAGATTGTCAGTATCATAATCTGGGATGATCTTATATTCAGATGAAGGATATGAGTCTACTGTATATGGATTAATTCCCGATGTGGTAAGAAAACGATCAACTATTACCAATATTCTACGTGTTGGTGCTGTATAACCTGGTTTTCTTACAAGAGTTGAATAATCATAATACTGATCTCTCTGACCATCATCAAGATCAAAAGCATCAGTTATATTAGTACCACCTTTGACAAGTCCACCAGTAGTAATCTTTAAAGTAGCATTTGGTGCAGTGATTGTCTCACCATCAGTGAATACGTCATCATCTACTGGGATGAAGTATACGATATTACTTGTGGTAGAAATAATTCTTGCTCTAGAACCTGAGGTATCTCCTGAAATAACATCATTTACTTCTAGAGTACCTAGTAAGTTAGTATATGTAAATTGAGGAAGTTGTGGATCTAGATCGTTTGTGGATTCATATACTGCCTTAATCTTGAATACATCACCAGTACCTAGAGAAATACGATCATCATCTACTCTGTATCCATTACCAGTAGTAGCAGTTGTTAGACCATTTGGACTACCAGATACAGTTGTCTTATCCAATTTAAGGATTTTCATCCTCTCAGTAGTTTTTGCCTTAGCAGATCTATTAGAACTGTATACAGTTACAGTAACATCAATACTACCAGAACCACCACCACATAAACCACCTAAAGCAACAGACTGTGTGTTGACTGATGGGTTACCTGTGGTAAAGTCACCTTCTTTTAATATATCACCATCACCTGTACCAGATGTCACACTGACAACAAAATCATCACCATCATCTGCGTTCTTAATTAATAAACCTGAACCTACGTCAACTGTAGCAGCACCACCACTTACAGATACACCTGATACAGTCATTCTGAAATAACCTGCAGGGTTCTGACTATTATTGTTATTTGTATTCTTTAATGCTTCAAATCCTAATGGAGTAAGGAGTTTCTTCTTAGTTGCTTCCTTAATCTCTGGTCTAGACCTAATGACACTACCATTAATAGCACCATTTACCATATTACCTGCACCAGCTGTTGCTTTCTGAACTGTAAATACAGATCCACTGGTAACACCAGTAACTGTAACCTTATGTGCTATACCACCATTTGAGAATTCAACAAGGTCACCCACCTTTAACTGAGTGTTAAAGTTAGATAATGTTGCTGTAACGGTAGCAGTTTGAGATGTACCAGATCCAGATATTCCAGAGATAATAGGACCTGAGCCAGGTAATGCAACTCTAACATCCATAACTGCATCAGCAGTACCACCACCAGATGAGAATGCATATGATTTTACATCACTAAAGTTATATGCTCTAACTCCACCAGCTGCAATAGTACCATGAGTAGCACCACCAGAATTATTAACCTTCAATACCTCGCCTGGTACAAATGTACCATTAGTCTGATAGAGATAACCAGTAGTACCTGAACCTGATTGACAGAAACCTGTAGCACCTGATGTTGCACCAAATACCTTTCTACCATTTGTCCAAGTTCCACTACCTGTAAGAGTGATCTTAGTGAATAGTTGTGTATCTGAAAGGTATGTTTTATAAATTGTTTCCTGATTATTGAATGCACCAGATTCATGATAGAAGTTTAATGCTCTTGCTTTACCAATAACAGTACCTGCAGGAGTACCAGGAGTACTTGGATCTGTAACTGTATCTCTTAGTTCAATCACCTCATATATGGTAGGTGCTTGATGCTGATTAGTCATAAAGACATAGTTACCAAAGTCAGATGTAAGAGATTGGTTAGTTACTGTATCAAAAGTTCTTGGTTTCTCTACATCCTTATATGATGTGGAAAGTCTTTCTGTTCTGTAACCAGAAATATATGCAGATCCACCAGATAATTGAACAGCAATATTAGACTCAGATGGAGTATTACCATCATTAGTAGTTACATCTGGTGAAAATACACCGTTATTAAACCCATCATCAAGGTTTTCTCTTGCGTCTATACTGAATTTCTTGACATAGTAGTTGCCAGATTCCTCTTTAGTTCTGGTAGCAAGGACATCATTGATGAATCCTAGTGTACTACGTTCTACTTTCTTCTGTATTTTACCAATATCAGTCCTTAAAAGTTCAATAAAATCAGCAGAGTTAGGATCTGTGGTCTGTTTTTTGATTAAAGTTAGGTTAATTTTAAATCTATCGGCACCTGGTGCTGAGAAATTGGTACTACCGATCGCATTATCGTAGAGAGTTGCGTCTTCATCAGCAGTAATAATCCTTTCTTCTACTTTTAGACCAACTTTATATGATGGTGTGATGCCATACTGGTCTAAAATAAGAGTTTGTTCGTTTACGGGGACAAAATACCCTCTAACATAGTAAGTTCCTGATCCTACACTCGCTGTAGAACCCCTACTATTAGAATTTGAGTTTAATAATTGTGCAATTGGCGTTCCAGCAGCAATAGTTGTGGAAGCATAAGTGATATCAGTCTCACAAGTGAAGGTTTCACCTTCTGAGAACGTAGTAGTTGTATTATCAGTCGCTTTTTGGAGGTAATTTACATAGAATGTGATATTATTTCTAGTTGAAGTAGTGGCACTAATAGAAAATAGTATACGTGCACGTACACCTGAAGTAGATCCTTTAATAACTAACCCATCAAGAGCAGTTCTGTATAATTCTACGTCAAGATTAAGGTAAGTATTCTGTATTATGACACAAGGCACATCATTGTTCAGTGTAATCCCACCAGGAACCACCATAGAACCTTCTTTATAGACACCTGTACCAAACGTGTCAATTTGATTTTGCAGTACACTCTGAAGCGTAGTAAGTTCTCTTGCCTGTACTGGGTAACCAGGCTTGAACAATACTTTTAGGAAGCCCTTACTCTGATCAAAATCGTCGTAGTAAGGAGCTATATTCAGGTTAGTATTCTGTGCCATTTAGAATTCAATTACTACTTTTAGCTCTTCGTTTTGATCCGCAGATCTTGTGATCGGAATCCTATTATCTATGTACAGCATTTCACCTGAGTTTAGTTCTATTTCTTCGTTGGCATAACCAGTAACGAATGAAAGACCTAACTCATATACAGATACACCAATAGTTATCTGTGATAGGGGAACACCTGCAGTACCAAATGTTGCATCAGGAGTTGCAACAAATGATGATATAGTACCTGTAATCTGATTTGAACCAGAGAAAGGAATAATATTACCATTTACAGTACCATCAACCGCATCTTGATAATATTTCAAGACCTTAGTTGTGGAATTATATGAAACCACAAAACCTTTTGCTCCTGTGGTTGCCTGTGTAATAGTCTCACCTGTTTGGAAATCTCCACTAGGCATACCAGTACCAGACTGAGGGAAAATCATTGCTTTAACAGCAGATCTTGTATTCTGACTGCAAACAGATGTGGTATTATAATCAAATGGGTTTAGTACAAGACCAACCCTTCTATATGATAAGTCATTAGGGAAGTCAACAAAAGCACTAGTAGTTTCTAACTTACTAGTGAACATGAGACGATATGAACCTAATTCTCTAACAGCATCTGCACCGTGACCACCTTGAGGAGGTAATACAACGTCAAGTGCTGCATTAGTACCATTACCGATATTAGTAATGAGTGCAACATCAATAGTTGCAAAACTATATCCAGAACCTGCTTGAGTTACAGTAACTGAAGCTATAGCACCAGAGACAACAGATACAGTACAAAGTGCCTGTGTACCACCATTAATAGACCAATCCCCACGAATAGGAACATTAGTATATGTACCGTTGTTATAACCTGCACCTGCGTTCTCAATAACAACAGTGTCAATCGAACCTGGGTTAGCAGCAGATGTAACTAAGCTATTTGATAATACAGGAACAAATTCTGAAGTAACAAACTTTAGAATGTTGTCAGCGTCAATAGTATAGAGATATTTCCAACGATAAGAATATACGCCAGGACTATCTGATGTTTCAATGATAGTTGTTGATGTACCAGTTGGTTCAACCAATGAAGGTCTACCTCTTGGGTAATCTGGATCTTGACCATTATAAAGACATTTATAGACGTTAAAGTCTGAATTCATAACATAGAAGTTACTGTCATACAGTCTAGAAGAACCGTTTGCAGTAGTTTTTGCGGGTGCATAATCTGGTTTGTACATTGAATATGTACGACCAACTCCACCAGTTGTATTTGCTGGATCAATCCAATCAACTCTAGGAACTACTAATGAAGTATCAGATATATCAACTCGCTTAAAAGCAACGGAATCTTGATATGTAGTCCTTGCATACTCAAAACTATCAATAGGCTCACCAGCAGGTGGGATGTCAGAAGACCCCCATGTCTTCGCCCTACCGACGAACATGTACACTTTGTTGGAGCTTTGCAGAGTGTTTCTGAAGCTCTCAGCAGCATATATTCTAAATTTATCAGTAACTAACGCCATTACTTATAAGCTTTATTGGTTATTTATAATGATCTCAGACGAACTTCTGGAAGGAGACTTACGTTTCCGCTTGTTGTGAGATCATAAGGAATTTCTACTGTAAATGTGGTAGTTCCAGTAACAGTAACTTTGTATGAACCATTAATAACATGATCATCTCCGCTTACTGTCATACCACTCGTGAAATTTAAGTACTGATACATGTCAGTAATTAAATTATGAGCCGCAGAAGTCGTTACAGTACAGACATTTCCACTTGAACTAAATGTTCCAGTTAATATAGTGTGAGCATGGGCTGTTGTACCCCTATATCCTCTACCACCAGTTGCCACAGTTAATGTATTGGCAGATGTATTCTTTGCACCATAGAGAATTCTCTCTGCAGTCCAATGCTGCTTAACCGTATTATAGAACGGAATAATCACTTCTGCTTCATCTGGGAAACCATATTTCTGAGAAACATCGTACCAGACATTCTGGAGATTTAATGTAGTATCAGCAGCTGTTATAGTACTAGTTAGGAAGGAATTGCCAAGAAGATTTGAATCTGAGATAATTCTATTTCTTTGCTTCCTTTCTAGATGTAATGGATGAGTTGGTAAGACCGTAGGAACAGTAACGTAACCATTACCACCTTTTAAGTTCTTAATACCAATAACTTTACCACTACCTTCTTCAATCTCTGTTTCGGCAAATGCACCTCCACCACCGCCACCTTGGAATAATAAGAATGGAGGATTTTCATAGTTAGAACCAGGATTGGTTATAGTAACCTGTGTCACTTGTTGACCTGATACAGTTGCAACAAACTCTGCAGGTATTGGTCTTAAACCTACGTACTCATAACTGTCAATAGAAGTAGAACTAGAGACTGTAGCAATCAGTCTGTCATTTCCTTCACTCACAACTTGAAGTCTATCACCAGGATCAACAGAGTTGTATGTCTTGCTGACAAGAACATCTTCTGCAGAACCACTAAAGATAAACGCAGTGCAATCAGAACCTGCTCTTGGTGCTTCACTAAACTCAATAATAGATCCTCTCAAGTTATATGCTGTTTGAGGTTCTTGGAATACACCATTGATAAAGATCAATAGGTTATTCGATGCAATAACAGAAGTATTATCAGATTCTAAGGATATTGGTTCATTATCTCTCTTCATAGTAAAGTTCTTCTTACTATTATCAAAGAATGGTGTAAGATCATCAATAAGTTCTAATTTACCAAAGTAGAACCCATAGAAGTCCATTCCTGATAGAGGTGCTTCATTAAAGGTTAATGTACTTCCAGTATATGTGTATGATTGTGTACTACCCTTAACCTGAAGTGTACTATTCAAGAAGATGAGGAAGTTATCCTGTGCGGGTAGTACTTGTGTACTACCGCCTACTTGAGCAGTAAATGTTGTATCAGATCCATCGAAGGTTACAGTACCCACTTTGATTTGGAAGTCAGGAGAACCCGACGAAGTTCTAGTAATACTATTGAGGTTTCCAGAACCACCAGCTGTAGTACCAACAGCAGTAGTAACAATACCAAAGAGAGTTGTGATGGTTGAAGCAACGTCTGTACAGTCATTAGTGTCATAAACATTGTTTCCACTATCATTAGTTATGTTCAAATCTTTGATCTGAGATCCTTGAGTGGTTGAGTTAGTTGTAACTGTGATATTACGCATAACTTCACGACATATATCTCTAGCAGCATTGAATACCTCTACTGACTGATCTTCTTCACCAGTCAAGTGTACAGTTCCAACATAGAAGTTTGCTGCATCATAGGTAGCATCGTTTCCACCAAATTCTACGTTATCAGCAACAGCATCACATATTAACTTAGTATCACGAATACACTTGACCTTATAAAGATCACCATTGAAACTTGGGTTAGCAGCAAGCATTCTACCATATGCAGTAGTTGCAATAAACTCAAGGTTTGCACGTATTAATCTACCTGCGTCTGCAAGTTTGTTATATGCATATACACCATGTGTGACAATACCCCTTGTGACACTATTTGCATTAGCAGTCACAAATGTATGTCTATCACCTGTCTTAACAGCACCAGCATTGGCAGCAATAAATTTATGAGTGTAATTACCACCTGTGATAACTGAGTCTGCTAGGGCAGATGAGTAAGCATGAGAGTAGGTATTTGTACTCTGTTCAGTAGTAAGAACGTCAACACTAATAGTAGTTGCTGTTGTTGCAGTAACCTTTAATGCAGTGTCAAAGAATGGGTCACGTTTCTTCTCAAATGGTGCAATAGTAATAGCATCAGCATCACCAAGAATGAATGTGTGAGTAGTAGTATTAGTTGAAGGTACTGTATTAAGAACCTGTACATCAAATGAGTTAAATGTAACATTTGATACAGGAAGGAACTCTTGACTTGCAGGATCCTTTAATGTAATTCCATTTACAGCACCAGTAGTAAATGTATGAGGTGCAATATTTGTTGAAGGAATTGTACTCAATACCTTAACAGTAAAGGTGTTAGCAGTCCTTGAATATACTTCTAACCATTTGCCACTAGCATAGTCTCCCGATCTTGGATATGCAGTAGCAGCAGTAGATGCTGCAGTACCAACTTGAACTGTAATAGTATTAGCAGTCTCAGCAAGAATTGGTAACACTGCTTCGTATGCAGGGTCAGTAATT